TAATGGATGCTGGTGTTTTGTCTGAAAAAGACATGACTGATGCAATTAACGCTGATGGTGATATTTCATATAAAGACCAAGATGCAGCGCTAATGCGTATTCGTGATGCTGTTAAAGAAAATCTTGATTTAGAAGACTCAACATCTAAAGAATTCTATGAAGGTATTCCTCAAGTAGAGAAATTCACTCCTAATAAGAAAGATTGGCGTGACTATGACCAAGAACAAATGAGTCGTTTAGCTGAGTCAATGCATTTTAACTGGAAGAACAAAGAAGAACGTTCAGTAATGATGAACCAGTTAATGAATGAAAGTATTAGAGATGATAAGAAAAAGATTTATGAAGACTATAAGAAAGAACATCCTGTTGCTGCTTTTATTAATGAAAATATCATTGCTCCTAATGTTTCTCAACGTTCTAAGAAAGGTGAAGATATTACCAATACTGATGTAGCATTAGATTTAGCTAACGTTGGTACACTAATGTTTCCTGGTGGAATTGGTAAAACTCCTTTACAGAAAGGTTTGTCATTTGCTGCTGACGCTACATTACAAGGAGCAGTTGGTGCAGCATCTGATATAAATCAAGGCAATGAACTTGGTGCTCATAACATTTACAATCCATTACTTGGTGCAGGTTTGGGTGCATCTACTGAATATGTTCCTGGCCTTGTTAAAATGTTTAGTAGTAAATTAAAAACTCCAGGTGGACGTTCTACTAAAGGTCTTATAGATAAAGTAGAAGATGCAGTAAGTGATGTTTTCACTGATGCAGCAGAAACATCTAAAAAGTCTATTGATGATGCTGCAGAAGCTGCAACAAAAGAAGCTAAGATTTATAAAAATGCTACTGAAGAACAGATTAATTTAGCAAAGAAACAAAATAAACCTATTGAAGCAAATGCATCAGAAATTCAACACATGAAAGACAGAAAGTATTATACTGACCATCCTGAAAAATGGGAAGCTCATAAGAAAAATATGTCTGCTGATGAATATAATAAATTTGCTAAAGACAAAGAATTTATGACTGCATTAGAAAATGTAGGTAAGAAAAAATCTAAAGTAGCAGAAGTATTTGGTACTCCAAAGAAAGGTGCACAAAGTTTTGCTAAAAGTGTTGGTAGAGGTTATATTGTATCTAATGCAAATGATAATCGTGCTACAGAAGCTTCTACAAAAGAACGTCAAGAAGCAGAAGATGAACAGTGGTATATAGATAACTATTCTAGATTTTGGGATGCAGGTTTTACTCCTCATGGTCCTGATACTGACCCTACTGTTAAAGCATATAAGAAATATATCTCTACAAAGGAAGTCTTTGGCAAATAACAGAAAAGAATTTATATAAATAAATATGTAAGGCATGACGAATGTGCCGTCTTTGCCGGTTAATTTATAGCACACATAAGGAATGAAGAATGGAAGAAGAAAATAAAGAAGTTGAAAATGCTGTTGTTGAAAATGAAGTCCCATCAACTGAAACACCAGCGGCAGAAGTAAACCCCGTAGAGACACCAAAAAGTGCTGATGACACAAATGGTAATCCTCTAAATGTTAAACCAGAAACGGGTATGGTTGGGGAAAGCAAGAAAGATATTTTGTCAGAAAAGACAGACTTAGAAAAGGCTCAGTATTCTTTTCATAAGCAGTTGTCAAAACAGAAGGCAAAATATGAACAGCAAATCGCTGAAGCACAGAAACGTTATGAAGATATTGCTTCTCGTTTAGAAAAGCTTGAAAATCCTGATAAGTATCGTGAAAAATATCGTTCTGACTTCAAAACTGACGATGAATATATCAATCATTTAGTTCAGCAGAAGTTTGAAGCTCAATGGAAACAAACATTAGAAGAATACGAAAAACAGGAAAAGGAAAAGCAAGAACAAGAAGAAATTATCAACACATACAAGTCACGTGCTGATGAGTCTATCAAGAAATTCTTCCCTACTGAAGAAGCACAGAAGGACTATCATGAAAAAGTCCAAGAAGCTCTCGATAAAGGTTTAGGTGATGTAATTGATGAAGACGAAGATTTAGCTCAGTATATTATGATGTCACCAAATGGTGCCAAGATAATGTATGAACTTGCAACTAATATTGATGCCGTAAAAGACTTGTTTGAAAACACTTCTAAGTGGGATAAACAGTTTAAAATACGTGCACTAGAACAAAAACTAATGACTGCTCCTCCAGTTCAGCCACAAGTAGCAACACCAAGTATCACTCATCCAGTGGCAGAAAAGAAAGAAGAAGTCAAGAAAGAAACAAAACCAATCGGTAGACCAGGAACAGGTGAAAGTCATTCACTAAACGATGTGTTCAGTAATGATGACGCCATCTTGAACTACTTAAGAAAACATTAATTTATTATTGTTTAGAAAACATTAATTTATAAAGGATTATTATTATGGCAAATGAATTTTCAGTTAATGACCGTGTCAAGCTAATTGCAGGCGAAGTTTACGAAAACGTTCCTTATGTTAAGAAAGCAGTTTCTTATATGTCTCAGGAACAGACAAAAGATAAGAAAAATGGACAGACTTTTAGAATTTATATCCCAGATCCAGGTAAAACAATTGATGGTATTGTAGCAGATCCAGATGGCATCAACGAACGTGAAGTTGAAGTCACTCTAACTGCAGCAAACAACTCTTGTACAGTTAACCTATGGGATCGTTTGACAAATATTGAAGACTTCACTAAGGAAATTGCAAAACCTCGTGGTTTGAACTTAGGTCGTTCTATCGAAAAGAAGTGTATTGAAAATACCGTTTTCAACGCTGCTCAGGCTGTTGTAGGTTCCGCAGACCCAGCAACTCTAGCAAAAGCATCTACTATGTTGGATGAAGTTGACGCGGTTGGTACACGTGTAGCTTTCTTGAAGCCAACAACTGAAGGAAAGATTACATCTAACGTTAAGTTCTATCAGGGCGATGAAATCCAGAAGAACATTTATAAGAATGCATACATCGGTGAATTCGCAGGTGCATCTGTTATTCGTGAATCTCTAATGCCAATCGTAAAGGGTGATGGCTCTTCTGCATCAGTATCTTTCACACCAGTATCAGGTGAAGGTTCTAAGTCAGCAACAGTAGTCGGTTTCGAACCACTTGTTTCTGCAAATGGACTAAAGAAAGGTCAGGCATACAAGATTGACGGTCTAAAGATTGTTAACCTAAATGGTGTACAGACAGATCAGGACTTCGTAATCATCCCAACAGCTGATAACAAGTTCCCAGAAATCCGTATCACAGTTGACGGTGAAGCATACAACAACCCTAACGCATGGGTAGCAACTGGAGTTACAGGTGGTGATGCTGAAAACATGCTAACCTCTGGAAAAGAATACTACGTTGGTCAGATCCGTACTGAAGACGCAGTTGGCTTCGATACTTACAGATTCGACAGAATCCCAGGTACAGAAGAAACAACTGAAGACGTAAAGAACATCAGAATTAAGTGCTCTATCGGAGGCGACAACATAAAAGGAGAAAGTTCAGTAGTATTCCGTGCTCCATACGCAGTCACACTTCCAGAAGCAAGAAAGTCAGTAGTCGCTTATTTTGAAAAATAAGTTAAACTAGAAAGAGTCTCCTTCTTCGAGAATTATAGGCGCAAGCCTATAATTCTTTTTTATTTGGACGATAATAAAAGATTAAGGTTGACAAGTAATATAGAAATTATTACTTTTATTGAAAAAGGAGAAATAGATGTGGACTAAAGAACAAGAAAAAGAATGGAACAAAAAATACTATCAAGAACATAAACAAGAATGTTTAAACAGAGCAAAAAATTGGGCTGAAAATAATTTAGAAAGAAGAAATAACAATAAAAAATTGTGGGATATTAAAAATAAAGATTTAAACAAAATTAAAAAAGCTGAGTATTATAACGATAATAAAGAAGAATTAAACGCTAAATATAAAGAATGGATTAAAAACAATAGAGACTACAAAAACAATTATTCTAAAGAATACTTACAAAATCAAAGACAATATTTCATGAGTCAATGTAGAGCTAAATCGCGTGCATATCTAAATAAGTATGGCCAAAAAATAGAAGGTTATCAAATTCATCACTGTTGTACATACGCTGAACCATTCAAGTTCATTTATTGTTCAAGAGAAATGCATAGGTTAATACACTCATATTTGAGACAACATAATATAAGCGCTGATGACGAACATTATGATTACATTAAACATCTATTAGATGATACTGTGATAAAATACAATATAGATTAAAGAAAAAGACACTCATTCGAGTGTCTTTTATTTTATTTGGAGGAGTTAATCAAATAGTTTTCTGCTTAACTCGTGCGCTCTAACACGAACATTACCTTTCGAAACTAAATCTTCAACAAATGTTAAAGCAAATGAGTCAGCTAAGTCAGGTGAATGACCTATATTTAATTTTATATCTGCCTTAGGAATTAATGCAACTCTATTAGAATTGTTCAAGATATAACGTGTGGCTTCAAGTTCTTCACGTAATTCATCATTGAAACCAACTAAACCTTCTTGAGATATGTATTTCTGTGCATTAAAATACATTTCAGTTCTTTTGTTTGCATATTGAGTTAACTTTGGTGATGAGCCAAATGGAACTTCAATCACTGGTAATTTTTTGTCGTTTAATCGTTCAACTACACCACGTCCATAAGCACTATCTATTGCGATAAAACATAATTTATCACTACCGTATTTTGCAATCAAGCATTCAACATAATGCACTATATCTTTATCACTACATATCTGCTTCTTGAATATATCGATAATTTCATTCCCTCTACGAGTGCATATACAGTTATAGTCAACACCTGCACCAGACATATCAATGCCTATTGAATACAAATCATTTTTATTCCATACATTTGTAGTAAATAAGTCTTTTGTGAATAATGCGCCTTGAGTAGAATCATCAATAATTTCACCATAAAGTTCCTGTTTGAGTAATGCTTGGTCTGGAGTAGATTGTTTCATTAACTCAATCTGTTCCTCAGTGATGAAACTATTGTCTAATGTAGTTGCACGAATTATATCAATTTTATTTGCATTTTGTTTGATATAACCATTGAACCAACCACCAGCTTTTGGTGTACTCATCATGTAAATGTGTGGTGTAATGTTGGTACCACGCATGCAGAACGTTAAGACTGATAGAAGCGTTGGACTTGCCAAAGCAACTTCATCTAAAATAACTGTAGAAATTTCAGTTGAACCTCTACATCTATCTTCATTTTCGTAGCTCATTCCATAAATCACACCTTTTTTGTAGGTGATTTTTTGTACAGAGTCACTATATTTGTATTGACCTGGGATAACTTCATCTAAACGTCTTCTAATTTCAGTCATCAGGTTTTCACGTAATGCCTGACTTGTCTGCGCAAATACAATTATACGTTGTTCTTTAAGCAAAGAAAGCAATGCAACAAATGAGGCTACTACGCTCTTTCCTGCGCCTCGCCCTGCTAATAATACTGTTGTGTTTGCTGTAGATTTTATAAACTGTTTTTGATGAGGAAGTAATTTGTATTTAATTTGCATCAACATCCTCAAAAATAATTTCTACAGTTTTATCTTCTTTAACATCAGCATCAACTGATTGTTCAATCTTTTCTGA